AGCGTCAATGCCTGTATGTTGTGGTATGGCACGTGAATATCCGATAGCAACAAGATGTTGTTGTGATTTATCGGTAGCTTGTAAGGTTTGTAGTGTGATTCCTGCGATGGTGGCAGGTCAAGCGGGTTACTTTGTTCCGGCATCAACTCGTTAACCATATTTCCGAAGTCGGCAAAATGGTTTTCAAGTTTGGAAAGGTTGCCTAATGGATGCGTTTTAACAGGGTCTTTTGCCTTATCGCCATGATACTTCCGCCAACCATAATACAATCGCTCAAATGAGCTGTATTGCATTGTAATGCCATGCTTTTTCATAGCGGCACGGATGCGTTCTGCTACCGTACCCTCACCTGCATGTATCTCTTTGTAGATTTCCGCATATTGACCCTGCATGTAGTGTTATTTAGTGCCTCTAATAAACCCGGCTAACTCCGCAAGATTGGTGCTGATGGTTAGGTTCTGCGCAGCAATGACATCAATCTTTTTTTCGAGCTTATCAATGGCTTTGTTTTGTTCTTCCTTCATAACATTTAGCTTAGTGTTGAACTCTTCTTTTGTTTCTTTAATGGAATCGCCTAACATAGTTACCTCTCTTTTATGATAAGACTCAACTTTACCCAGTGCGGTTGACACTTTTACTACATCGCGCTTCAATGCGTAGTACAATCCCGTGAGCGATACCGCTCCACCTATAATTGTTATGATATCTCTTGGCTGAATGTCCATGATTATAGTATTGCAAAATATATAGTAGAAACTGCTACCGCTGTGATACCTATAGTGAGGGCAGTGTTAGTAATTATTAACCGCCTGTTGCGTTTCTTCAGGTCTTTGATTTCAGTGTCTTTCTCGGTGGCTATGGCCTTTTCAATCGCTTGCTTGTTCGCGTAGATTTCTGCCAGTGTTTCATAACTTGCCGCTTGAATGCCTGTAATCTTTGCGTAGTATGTAACTTTCAACCGCTCGAGTTGATATAGGCTATCTATTTCCTGTGCTGTGCCATACCAATACAGCATGCTATTGTAGTTGAGACTGAAAAGCTGCTGATCGTAGGTTGTAAGTTCGGGTGTAAAATCCTGCTTTGAGTAGGCTATCCGATTTTTTGAGCGTTGTGCGAAACTGGCTATTGGCAGTAGAAGGAGTAGAAGAAAGAATGTTATAAGTTTCATTGCGGTAGATTTCATTGGTGATTTGCTGCTGTTGGATAATGGTGTCTTGATGGATGTTAAGTGAATCAATTTTATTGAATAGGCTATCCGTTTTGGCGTTGTTGACTTCAATGATTTGGTAAAGTGAATCATTCACATCTTGTAACCTTTTTATAGCAGGATTTGTTACGGGCTCATTGCATGACCGCACGCCCACAATAATTATGATAAGCACAACCACTGCAATGGATGCGATGAGCACCGTGTTTCTTAGTTTGTTTTTTTCCATCTTGTGATATGTAAGTTCTTTGATAGTGGTCTTATCTTGTAGTACACCCCATCGCGTGTACGGCTATCTCTCATGCCCTGCTCATTGGTGTTGCCTTCAATGGTGCGCACTGAATACTTTGATACCTTGTCCACTATTCCAGTGTGGCCAATACCCTTGTATCTTTTTCCCTTAAATGAATTGTATGATAAGGTCATTACCAAAACATCCTTATCGCTGAACGCTTGCAAGAATTTGCCATCGGTAAAGATTACATCATTGCGATTGTATGCCGTAGGTGACCAACCTGTGATGGTGTTAGGTATGCCGCATTCGTTAAGCATAGCCATGACAAAGAATGAACACCACGCATAGCCGGGCTTCCACCCTTCTTGCTTCATAAGAATCAACAGAGCCTTGTCATTAAAGCCCATGTTATTGCCGCCTTTCTCCTTTACACCAACAAACGCAGCCGAGGTTACCCTTACGCAGTAACCGTCATCAGCATGTGTAAGATATACAGGTATGCAGCAAAGTAGAATGAGTATAAGAGCAGGTACAATACAACCTTTTGCCATGTCGTTAAATAGGTGTTTATTTCATACTTGACTTCCTTGTTATATATCTCCCGTTGCAATGCCCGAAAATTAAATCTTATGCCCAAGAACACAACGAAATTGGCAAAGACCATTACCATTGCAGCCAATACAATATACTGGATGTATTCCGTGCTAATGAGTGCATCACCAAAATAGGCAACCGACATAGTGCCCGATACAGCAAATAGTAAAAAGGCAAGTGGTATAGACCACAAGCCGTCTATTAATTGCAGCTTGTAGCGCAATCCTTTTAGATCAACCTTATTTGGTTGCGGGTTTGGCTGTTTCTTTGTTGCCATTGGCTCGTAGTTTTAGTGAAAGCTCACGCTCATACTTGCGCAAGCGTTCGGTGTAATCTTGTTTCAATGTCTTTTTTTCACTCATGGTATGCGATTGATGATATTACGTGAGTAGGTAGGACGGAATGAAGTAGCGGTGTTGCCCGTGCTGAATTGGTAGTTAAGCGTGTTGGTCACGTCAGTGCGTGGTGAACGGTCTGGCCATGTAGCTGTTGAGTATTCCGGGAACAAACTTGAATTTGCACATAGGTAGTCAACTAGCAATGTTGTATAGTGCTCTGCATTCTGCCTTGCACGGTCTATCATATCCTTCATGACTACATCGGATACGGGTACGGTGTCCTCGCTTTGACGTTGTACAAGTGTGCCATTGTCCATGCGATAGCAAAGGTTAGGTGTAACGTCCACCATCACCCACCACAGCAGCATCTTTTGAATGTAATCTTCTAACAAGATTTGATAGTTGCCCGCAATTGTGTTAGCGGCTACATCAGCCTTAATCTTGTTGAGCAAGTCAGTTCCCAAAAAAGGAAGCAGCCATTTGTCCTGTGCTAAATATACCGATGGGTATAAAATATTCGGGTCAACACTACCATTCACGGTGGTGTATTTCTTTATGTAGTTCTCTGAAATTAAAAGTACTTCTGCCATAGTTGTAATTATTGATTGCCGTAAATAGGGTTGGTTGGTAGAAAGCCGTTATAGGGCATGTCCTCGGGAAGCTTTGCTACTAATGAATTGTTACGCACCTTATATCCCATGCGTTCAGCAAGTGATACAGCAATACGCTTTGCATCTGGATCATTAGGATTAATCTTTGCGCCCGTTGCATCTACATAAACACGCTTTTCCCAAAAGTGGCGGCAGTTACCACCGCCTTTGTAAAACCAAATGTCATATGTGTTTGCGCCTTCAGGGCCCCATCCGGGATTAACCGCTACGTTCTCCATCGATACGATGTCTTCTTTGCGGTATAGCTTGCCTGCCTCAATCATCTTCTTGCAGAATGGGCGCATATTAGCATGGGTAAAGCTACCTGCGTACACATAACGTGTGATAAAGTACTTGCCATCGATAATAGCGTCTTGCTCACTCTTTGCCCCTGGTCTTGCCGCCCCTGTCCGTACCGCAAACTCGTGTTCAATTTCTTCATCTGCGTTGTACGCATCAATCAATATCCAGTCTTCTTTCCAGTCTTCGCCTAATGCTATTAACGCATCACCTACTGTGCTATCATCTTTTTTTTTTTCGTCACTCATAATGACTTCCTGCGGTTGCAAACTACCTGGCAACACATCAGCAAAGATTGCATCAATAGTTGCAGGTGGCAATGTTGGAAATGCAGCTTGTACAATTGCCTTAGCACTTGACACTGGCACAGCACCCGCTGCACTTTGCATAACGATGTCTACAAGTGATGAAATCTGCGCACCATTCAATGCCGTTGCAGCAACATCTGCCGTAGTGCCGCCTGTTGTATCCGCAATAACTTCAGCCTGCTCAACAGCAAGTGGTGTGTTTGGTACAATCTCAAATGTTACACCCGGCAATTGATTGCTCAATAGTTCCTCGATGCTCTTGTTAATCATCGCTTGATAAGGTTCAATTACTTGCTTGTTAAATATCTCAAGTCCAGTAGCCATCTCATCTTTGTTGCTACCAAATCCCGATGTTTCGCGTATACCGAAAAGCAATGGAGTAGTAACACGATGCGCGGTAATAATCTTTTGCTGCGCGGTAGTATCCATGAGTTGATACTGCTTGTCCGCATCATTCACGGGAAATGGAGTAATTTCAGTTTTGGGTTGATCACGTTCGTTAAAGAACATCACAACCTTACCTGCATTACGCGCACCACTCATCTTGTTCTCCCAGTCCATCATCATTTGTTGCTTCTGCTCGGGCGTAGCCTGCCCGTTGTAGAAGTTGATGATAGTAGAAGGGAAAAGACCGTTTGAAATTTGGTTGATATGGAAGATTGAAATCTGCTTATCTAACTCAATGTAGTTAATAGCAGACCAGTAGTCGGGGCGTGGGTAGGTGTCACTGCCCGTATATGTGAAGCACCAATAGATTTGGCGCGGTTCTTCATTACGTGTGAGGTAGTTGTATTTAGGAATGAACTCGGGCGTGTTTTTCTTCTTGCGAATGTTGCCCCAATCGTAGCTGTGGAAAATACCTATTTCACTTTCATCATCTTGATTAACTGCAATGCGGCATTCTTCAAATGGTATTGCGTTTAGCTTTGATATAACCGTTCTATCATTGCTCCAAATCACTTCGATAAAGAAACCGCCAAACAACTTTAAATCCTTTGCACATGCATATGTTAAAGTGTCTACATTAAGTGCATCAAGTTCGGCTTGATATTGTTCAGACTGGATGCCTTTACCTGCTACCATGTCACCAATAGCCACAACCAAACTACCATGCACGGGTGATTCGTGTGATAGGTCACGTAGGTATTGCGGAAAATCATTTGCATCTCCGTAGTTAACCCACCCTTTGCGGTCTACTTTTTCTGCATCACTTTTAGCTACGTATTCACTAAGCTTCAGCGATACTATATTTGATTCCTTATGGTTCATAGATTATATCATTTGGTATGGTTACAACAGGTACGTCAAACCATTGTGTGTTTTGATTTAATACAGCATATCCACGCTCAACCAAACCAATAACAACACCAGCTGCCGGGTTAATATTGCTACTAGAATTTTGTCCATAGACTTCATACCTGTATCTGCCTGCTAAGGTAAGGCCAACGGTTGTGATTTCGAGTTGTGTGATTCGTGTATTCTCGTTAAGGATGGTGGCAACCTGTGCTAGTTGTTCACCCGTAGTGCTGTTTTCTTCGTGTATTAACAGCATCAAATAGTTCGTGAATGGTGTGGCAAAATATTGTCTTGCCTCGTCAAGTGATAGGAACACTTGTTGGTCAGCTGTATTTGTTTGGAGATAGATCATTGACTTTATTTAAAAAGGGGCAAGTAAAAACCTGCCCCTTTACAATACAACAAGAACACAAACGGAAAACAATCTTAGTAAGCAGGGCTTACCGTAATGCCAGCGAAGTTATCGAAAGGCACAGTGGTGAATGGCTCAAGGTGTACGGCAGGAGCAAGTTCTTCTGCAATAGTTGTAACCTGATAACCCATCAAATCTGCCTTTTGCGCACCCGATTGAACAGTACCTGCAGTCAGCTGCGAGCCTTCGCCTGCACCAATCAACAAGATTTGGTCATCATTGGTACGAACAAACACAATCATCTTTGCTTTTGCTACGTTCAAGAACTCATTACGCATATCTTGGTTCAACTTACCAAAAGTCCATCCAACTTCTTGAGAGAAAAACAATGTACCTGTTTCAAGGTTTTTGTTCACCGTCTCAATGTATGAACCGCTGTTGCGGAAAGGAACGTAACGATAGATAGTTGCCGTTGGCAATCCATCAACTTCGCCATCAGTACCACCATAGGTAATACCTGTTTCGAAGTCTGCGTAGTTAGCAATCAATACTTCTTTAACACCTCCGATACCTTCAAGGCATCCGAGGGTAAATCCTGTGGTTAATTCACAAGCCATGTTTTATATAGTTTTAAAAGGGGGCTGTTACACCCCCGTTATTATTTAAAGATTATGCTCCCCAGTAGGTGATGTCTTCACCAACCGCAATCTGTGCGCCCAAGTAGAAACGTGCACCGTAACGAACGTTCTGTGATCCATCCAAATTCTGCATATCCAAGATGAACACTTCGTTCATTTGGTTCTCTTGCCATGTTCCAAGCATCAAGTTGCTAGGCTGTGCGAAGATGATATTGTTTGCAGTCATACCCGGACAAACGTAGATATCGTACATTCCTACGAAACGACGGTTAACCTCTGGACCACCTGTCAAATACCAACCATTGCCGGCAGCTATTTGAGCCTCCATGTAAGCTTCCCAAGCAGCTTGACCCATGTACAATGCAGGCTTTTCAGCAGCACCCTTAACGGCAGCGTTGGTTGTGTTGATGATGTCCCAAATGGTAGCAATGATGTTACCTGCGTTGATTGCGCCTGAACCCGCAGATACAGCGCCTG